CCAAAGACAATCTTCTTACGCTTAATGCTACGGATCAAGTTCTTTGTTTTCTCAGGCACTGCATCCCAATCTTGAATGTAACCTGTAGGTCTACCTAAGTTGAATGTACCCATGTTATCTTTTAGGTCACCCTTCAAGTCTGTACTCATGACAGTCTTCATCATCTTCTCTTCAGATGAATCCCACTTGCTCCACTGTTGACGTACAGCAAAGATACGGATGCTAGGGTTAACGCTATACACTACGTTATCCTCACCACGTGAAATCTTGTATGCACCTGTAGGTACTACCTCAGTCTTGACTGTCTTGCCATTGACTTCGATGTTACCCATGATGCCGTTGTGGATCAGGTTAACCCGTGGCATTGACACACTCTTTGTCTCACCACCTGATGATGTTACACCAATGGCTTCAGCCAAAGACATACCAAGATCGTTTGCGATTGATAGTTCTGTACTCATTTACTTACCTTTCATAAAAGTTAAAGATGCTTAGTTATACTCTAAACGTCAGCCATGTCAAGCCAATTATCACCTATCTTTGCTTCTAATAACAGAGGCACATTCATGGTAACACCGTAAGCCTTTTCGACTAAAGAGTTTAGGTCTTCGTTCATATCCTTAATAGTTTGTATTACTTTATTTGTCTCGTCTGGATGTACGTCAATCACTACAGAATCGTGCACAGAATTAACTAAGCATGACTGCATGTCCCACAGCCTACGTTCTATCTCACACAGTACAACAGGGACTACATCACCTGTAGCGAAACCCTGCACTGGGTAGTTCTTGATCATCGTGAAGTGTGTCACGCTACCGTTGCTACGTCTTGTCACATCAGGGAAAGCGTACTGTCTGCCACTCACGTTAGTGATCTTCATGAACCGCATTGCTTCATCAGCTAACTTCTTGTGCCACTTAGCCACACCCTCATACTTCTCTGTGAAGTGTTCGTAGTATGAAGCTACAGCTTTTGATCTTCCATATCCAGTAGCGCCGAAGAGTGGGGCAAAGGTGTGGGCCTTGGCTTCTTGGCGTGATGTAGGTTCGCCAGCTTCAGTAATAACTTTTGCTGTGTACGAATGTACATCGAATCCTGTTGCAATTTCTTGCATCGCTGTTTCATCTTGCGCCAAGAACGCTGCTGTCCTAAATTCGAGTTGGGCAAAGTCGGCCTCCATTATTTTACCAGTGTTCCATCTTGATACAAACACACGCTTCACTGGGAAGGTTCCACCTCTTGGCATGTTTTGCATGTTGGGATTGCGTCCAGAAAATCTACCTGTACTTGTGATGTGCTGAGTGAGTCCCACGTGTAGCATCCCTGTGGTTGGCTTTCTATAAATGTCGATACCATCAACAAAGCTACTAAGGTAACTAGAAATAGCAGATAACCTTTTAACATCAGTAAGAAAGTCCACAGCACTATCCATCCCGTTGTTCTTAGCAGTCGCAATGAGTACATCCAAGTTGTCTTTTCCTGTGCCGAATCCATTAGCTGTTACCCACTTCTTACTTGGTGCAGCAAAGCATAGCCCTGCCATCTTGTTGATCTTTGTTAGTTGATAACCACGTGCATCACAATCCTTACAGTTGTTAGGTTTCTTGAAGCGTGTACCATCCTTCTTTACTTTGTACGTTTTACCTTCCCCATTGCATGTCGGGCAGGTGAAAGCTTTGGTACGGAGTAACGGAGTCGAGTTAGCTTTAACCGCCGCTTTAAACTCTTCTTGTGTTTCAACATAGTCAAAGAGCGCAGCCCATTCTTTTTTGTTATTGACCGCAACTGAGAATACAACTTGGGACATTTGCTCTGGAGAGTTGAGATTGATAGGCGTATCGCCCATGAGTTCCCTGACTTGTTGCTGAAGACGTTCTTCGATCTGTGCTTTTTCTTTTTGAAACTCATTGCGTACTACCTCAAGGGCGTTGTTATCCACACAGAATCCTGACATGTACATTCTTGTGAGGGTTTTACAGGTGTTGAAGGTGACTTCTCTAACTGGATGAAGGGAAGCGGATTCTGGTTGGGCGTAGTCGTGTTCTTGAGTGAGGAACAACTCACGAGTTGTGAGCAGATCATGCCTAAGATAAAAGCTAAGCTCGTTGAGAGGTATTTCATTTGTGTTGTATCCTTCCTTGAAGTAACGCTTCAGCGTGTCATCCTTCTGGAACTCTAGCTGTCTGCGTTCAGCACATGCCTCTAAGCCTACAGGTATCTTCTGCCCACGCATAAGCAAATACTCTGCTAACATCGTGTCATAAATAGGACCGTCATATTTGTATCCACATTCCCATAGCCACATCAAGTCATGCTGTGCGTTGTGCATGATCAGTAGAGTAGTCATGTCTAGGATAGATTGAAGCACGGCTCTACCGTTGCCACTCGTATCCTTGTACTCTACATGGTCAAGCGTAATGATGTTCTCATTCTTCCAGTTGTCTACATCAAGCACACCTACCTGTGTCAGTGTATTACCTGGCTCAAACGGGTCCATGATAGTCTTGCCATCACGTTTAGTTGTCGTGTTTTCTACATCTAATACATTACGCAAGGTACTGACTCCGTTCACCGTCTAACTCACAGTGTACTACACCGTGCCATCCACCCTTGAGTTTATTCTTTGCAATGTTGAGGTGACGCTGATTGCTTTCTTCATCGTCCTGCCCTTCAACAAGTTTGTTCTTAGCTATGAGAATCATCAGGTCAGCTTCAGCAGCTTTGCCTGTCTTCGATCCTTCTAGCATTGACTGATCTACACGTACCATACCTTCAGCTACAGCAGATAGTTGCGACATCCATATGATTGCACAATTGTGTTGCTTAGCAATGTTACGTGCATGGATAGCTGCTTCCTTGAGATATACATCTGACTTGTCGCTTGTCTTGTTAGCAAACTTGTCACCCATGTCTAGCACTACGATGTTAGGCTCGTATGCTTTGACTACTGCCTCTACCCATGACATGTCCTTGCCTGTACTGTCCTTAACAAAGATGTTCTTACGTACAGGTTCGTAACGCATAGCAGCCACAGCCATGTTAGCCTTAACTTCTTCCATGCTCATACTGGTAGCAGCACTAAGATAACGTGCACCTACACGCTCATAGCTTTCCTCATTACAGAGGATCATACACTTAGCACCCTGGTGGGCAAAGCCATCTGGTGCAGCGATAGTGCTAGCATGGAAGCTAGTCTTACCTGTGTTAGGACGTGCACCTACAACAACTAAGTGACCGCCACTGATACCCTCTACCTTACGGCGTAGCGATGGTATGTTCCACTTCCATTGTGACTGTATGTCGTTAGCTTCTAGTAATGTATCAATGTCCATGTCATCCCACTCTATCTTTAGGTTAGGCATGAAGTCATCTTGATAGTCACGAATTAGATTACGTAGTGGCTCTAGTGTATCCTTTGTACCGTTAACATACTCGAAGCCAAGGTTAGCTATCTCTTCACCCACTACCTGCTGAAACAACTTAGACAATACATCAGTAGCTATCTCATTGTTAAGTGGATTCTCTTTAGCAATCTTCTGGAACAGGTCACGGTACGCTTCCTTGTTAGCTGTAGTCATGCTGTTGTTACCCGCATAGAACAAAGCTTCTAGTTCAGATGGGCTAAGAGTTTTCTCATACGTATTCATAGCATAGTCTAGCGTCTGCTTGATCTTACGTACATCTTTAGTGAATATCTTATCAGGGCAACGGATACCCTTGTGATTATCATAGAACTCTTTGTCCATAAGTGTACGGATAAGTGCTAGTTCCATCATGTTGTGTCTCCTCTAAGACAGTGGTTAGGCGTACTCTTTCTTCTTCGTGTACTGCCTATCCTGTATTTCCTTCTGTAAGTATGCGATCTCACACTGGATCAACTTACGCTCATAAGCTTCTAGCTTCGGATGCTGTAACTTAGCTTCCCATTCTTTTAGTTCTACTTGTAGCTCTTTCATTTCACATCTCCTTGTGACCAGTAGTCCCAGCTTTCTATATGCCCACCGTCATACACAGCGTCAAGTGTATTGTCAAACTTTTTGTTATTGATGTACATGCGACACGCTTCTAGTACTTCGTCAACAGGTAGGTCAACGTAGACATAACCAAGCGGTACACGGGTATCAACGATTGCTGTTTTGGGCGGGTTGGAATCTTGCATAGAATGCTCCTTCAGGTGACTTAAGTGCAGCCATAATATCTAGTAGCTGCTGGTATGTTATAGATATAATCTCGTGTCTGTTTAACTCTTCTACAAACTGGCGAAGGAATACTATCCCATCATCAGCTATGATAATCTCTATGTCTTCACACGTATCCGATTCATCTAATGACTTGATGATAGCTGCGTCAGGCTCAAACTCTACAGTGTACATTACTCTTCCTCCAAGCAGAAACCACAGAAGTCATCTTGCGCTGGGTTACCACAGCTTACACACTTGTTTGTGTCATCTGTACCGAACTCATACTCTGTAAGCTCATCTGTCTCATACCTTATGTGATCTTCTATAAAGTCATACACTATCTGCAAGTCTAGCTTTGCTGCTGCACAATACAGAACTAGCTTCAGTCCTTCTTCCTGCAGAAGCTTGGCACAATTACCATCCAAGTGGAACTGATAGGTAGCACTGCCATCCTCGTGTTCCTCTACGTGTTCTACTCCAATCATTCCAGTCATTCTTCATACATCCTTAATGCTTCCCATGATACAGGGTATAGTTTAATCATTACATCTTCGATCTTCTCAGCTACTACACGTGTCTCAGCCTGGGTGTCTTCCTTCAAGCGCAGTCCACACATCTTAGCGAAAGCATACAGTGTACCTGACCAGTACCACTCAGTCATCATACTCTGCGGTAAATGCATACGTGCCTGTTCAGGTGATACACCTTCGTCTAGTTGTTGATTGTATAGCTGTAGCATTACGTTGTTGTGATACTCTATGTTAGCGTTAGTCTTTACTACACCTGCACTACCCTGCTTCTTATCTTGTGCACGTCCACGCCACACATCAGGCACGTAAAACTCAGGCTCACTATCCACATAGCGTCTACTGATCTCATTCCAAGGCATGTACTCATGCTTAACTAGCTGACGTGCTACAAACACTGGAGCTTTGACATGGAACGTAGCAAACGCATGGTTAAATGGTGACTTGTGTTTCTCTCTAGCAAGATACTTTATCAGTTTATCATCCTTGTGTTGTAGTACCTTAGCCTCACCATTGTGTACACGCATCATCCAATCAGATTTCTTACCAAAGCTAACACGTGCAGCATTAACTACAGATAAGTCATCACCCATGTGATTCACGTAAGTTACTTCTATCATACCATCTCCTTTAGTTTCATTATATCAGACTCTACCTTATACTTCAGGTCATCGTCAAGTCTTAATGCTCTTGTGTCTAACCCTGTCCAAGACTCTATCTCTCGCTTGTATGCCAAGGTCTTGTGTGCAGCATCAGGGTCTAACGCTACAATTACCTTGTAGTAATCCTCTAAATGTTTCATCATTGTAACATTAAGTGATGTACCAAGGATAGCTAGACCTGTCAAACCTGGCACAAGTTTAGCTGCTGACACTGCACTAATGACATCCTCTACTAGAATAACTACACCATTGGGCTTACCTATAGTACGTTTGTATACATCAGCTACCCCACTGTATCTGTACCACTTTGGTATAGCTCCATCTAACGCACGTCCAACAGCATCAATGAGCCTACCTTCATGTCGTATTGGGAACACAGTGCGTCGATCTTTGACATCATACATCAAGTATTCATACTCTAAGTCCCAGCGCCTGACAAACTTAGTGTGTAGTGTATGTTCTGCGCTGGGTGACACTACATGTTCAGGCCACGTAAGCAATTCATGTTCCTCTTTCTGTTTCTGTTGTGGGTTTAACCTACCCATGATCTCCTCTGCTGTCATGCCTGTACTGGTTGCACCTTTGATGCGA